TCATTGCTAAAGATTTAATCAATCCAGAATACTTTACCTATGATCCATCTGGTTTAGCGCGTGAGTTCTTCACTACCAGAAAGAAAGTTCAAGACCTTTTCAATCTGACTAAAGACCCTGCTTTTGTCGAGCAACAAGCATCTAATCATGTTGCCCGTAGCATTAAAGGTATGGACGCAGCCAAGCTCAAAGACTATATAGAAAAGAATAACGAGTGGCTTAGTCTAATGCCCGGCCTTCGTAACCGTGTTCAAGATCATTATGCTGCGGTAGTGCGGTCTGGAAGTATTGCTCCTAAGACACAAGCACTTGCAAAAACGCTAAAGACTGAGATAAAAACATTGCCTGAAACTGGGCGTGTTGAAGCGGAAAAGGTTCGTGCTGCTGCGGCAAAGCAAGCGGCTGAAGCTGAACAGACTGGTAAGAAAGAGGCAAAGCAGCTTATGGCAGAAGGCCAAGCCAAAGCCAAAGAACTCAAGCCGGTTCCCGAAAAGTTTGTGGCACTGATTGGCCATGGTGATCCCGTAGTGCAGATCAGGAAACTGATTACGGAAGGTAATACAGAGAAGCTGCGTCGTGCTGCACCCTTCATTACTTCTAATAGGCAGGTGGCAGAAGCTTTTAAACAGGCAGTGCGTCAGGAATTATCGCAGCTAGACCCAAGAGCGTTGGCTGGCGGTAGGAATATTCGTGGTGAGTGGGAGACAAAGCTTCGTCCTGCGCTTGAATCCACAGGCTTAATAGATGCAAAATTAGCAAAAGAAGTTTCTGATCGTCTGCGTACTGCACAGCTAGTCATGGAGCCTAACCAAGCAGTAAACGCTTCGTTGTTTGTGTTGCGCCAGTTAGCAGCCGGTGAACTTGGGGGTATGTTTAGTAAATAGGAGGCAGTATGAAAGGCATGGTAATGGCACCAGGCGGTCAAATGGTAAGCCGTAAAGAGGCGCGTCAGATGGAAGCTGACACTAAGCGTGGTGGTGAGAACGAAATGCGTGGTTCTATGGATGCTCAGAAGGCGTTAGGTCGCAGTCTGAAGGTTACGCCTATGCGTGGAGCTAACCGCAAGATGAAGCGATAGGAGGCCGTTATGCCACTCAAAATGGGATACAGCCAGAAGACTATGAGCGCTAACATCAGCAAAGAGATTAAGCGCGGTAAACCACAGAAACAAGCAGTCGCAATTGCTTATTCTGTTGCAAGAAAAGCAAAGAAGGCAGCTAGAGGAAAACGATGAAGAAAAAGGATAAGGGGATAAATCCGGCGTTAGAGGATGCTATATCGCAAATGCTAACGTCGGTTATGGGAGATTCCACAGCGTCAATTACTGATAAGACAAAGGTACTTGATCGTGCTTTAAAGCTAGAAGCTATCAAGCTCAAGATTGCCGATGATGAGTGGGGTGCTGGTTTTGCTAATGATGAAGATGAGTAGTATTATGTGAGTACCATTTATTATAAAGGGGATACACATGGATGCTATTCAAGTTGTCAGGTTGGCATTGAACATCATTGGTGAACGTCTGTTGACGGTTTTGGCTTTGTTGTTGGTATTTGCAATGGGTTGTTGGTCAATGTACGAACCGCAGTGGGAAAGGCTGGTAGCTCTGACTGTCTTTGCCATATTTACATTTTTGGTTTTGCGTAGAGATAGGAGTATGAAAGATGAAAAAGTATCCGGAGAATAGCCAAGGTAAGGCTTCGCCAACACGCCCACAAACCCCAGCAGATGCGACCACTGGCGGTGAGCCTTATTACAAATCAGGTGTTTTGCCCAAAGGTGGTTTCCAAGCTCAGTGGTGTTTTGATGGCTCTACTGATCGTAAGAAGAGTCCAACGGTAGGTGATGGCAAGAAAGTGTACTAATTATGGGGATCATGGCCTTCACCCCTATGGGGAACACTGTAGCTTTTACGGCGGCGGTAAGCCCTCCAACACCTGTTCGCGCATTATCTACAACCATTGCCGGTACACAGTACCGTGTACACAATCAAGGCAATGTAGTGGTTTATATGGGTTTTGGTGATTCTGCTGCTGCCGCAACAACAATGGCAAACACAACGATTGTTGGATCGACTATTAGCCTGATGCCTAATTCGGTTGAGGTGTTTACATTTAATGCAAACCAATACTTTACAGGTGCTACAGCCTCCGGCACAGCCGTAGTGACGGTGGTTCCTGGGGATGGAAGCTAATGTTACGCACTGCTGGCGGGTTAACAGTCAATCAAACCACTAACTTCGCTGGTTACTACGGATCGTTTTACAGTTCTGTTGACCAGACAGATGGTGTTACTCCCTACGCCATAGCCGCTGAAAATACAGCAGATGCTGATGGCGTTTCAATGGCAGTTAATCTTGCTGGCAAGAAAACACGAATGACGTTTGCTCATACAGGAACATACAACATTCAGTTTTCTGCACAACTACATAATACTGGCGGCGGTGGCTCTGGTAATACTGTCAACATTTGGTTTCGATTAAATGAAAATGATATTGCTAGTTCAGATACTAAAGTAACAGTGCCATCGAATGCGCCTTATTTTGTTGCAGCATGGAACTTTATTCAAAGTGTTGCTGCTGGAGATTACATAGAACTTATATGGTTTACAGACAATGCAAATATTATTCTTGAGCATGAAAATGCAACCGCAACACATCCTGCAATTCCTTCAGTCATTCTTACCGCACAACAGATAAGGTGATGTTATGAAAAGATATCTTCTTGATCGTATGAGAGAGCCATCCACTTGGCGTGGCGCTATCCTGTTCCTGACTGCTATTGGTGTGCCTATTGCTCCACAATTGTCTGAAGCTATAGTCTCTGCTGGGCTTGGCGTGGCTGGTTTGGTTGGCGTTCTTACACCAGATCGTCGTGGTAAATAGTCGCAAACTTGAAGACCTTCTACCGCTTGTCAGAGAGCGAGTAGAGCGCATGATTGCAGCCTGTGAAGCGGAAGGTATAGACTTGCTGGTAACTTCAACCTACCGTGATAATGCTAGTCAAGATGCTCTATACGCTCAAGGTAGAACAGCCCCTGGAAGGATTGTCACAAATGCACGTTCTGGTCAGTCTTACCATAATTACAGGTGTGCTGTGGATGTGGTTCCTATACGAAACGGCAAAGCCATTTGGGATGTTAAAGACCCTGTATGGCAGAGGATCGGTGCTTTAGGCAAAGCTGCTGGATTAGAGTGGGCAGGTGATTGGAAACGATTTAAAGAGTTCCCGCACTTCCAGTACACGGGTGGTCTAACGCTGGCTCAGTTGCAGAAAGGAGCAAAAATTGCCTAAGAAAGGTGTGAGTTTATCTATAGGTCGTGGCGAGAAGCTACCAGTAAGTCAGGGTGCTGGCTTAACTGCAAAAGGTAGAGCTAAGTACAACCGTGAGACAGGAAGCAATCTCAAAGCCCCAGCGCCAAATCCTAAGACCAAAGCCGATGCTGGTCGCAAAGCTAGTTTCTGTGCCAGGATGGGCGGTGTAGTTAAAAAAGCTAAGAATTCAGAACGTGCAAGAGCCAGTATGCGACGATGGGGATGCCGCTAAATGAGCCATCCGGCACAAATAGAATTTGTTGCAGCATTGCAAAATAAGTTTCCAGACCTCTTCATCAGAAAGAATGTACTGGAAATAGGTAGTCTAAATATTAACGGTTCTATCAGACAGTTCTTTCAGCAATGCAATTATGTTGGGGTTGATATTGGCGCAGGACGAGATGTGGATGTCATTGCCAAAGGCGAAGACTTATCCTATGCTGATGGCATCTTTGATGTGGTCGCAAGTTGTGAATGTTTTGAGCATAACCCTGAGTGGGCTAAGACGTTTAACAACATGGTAAGAATGTCTTGCAACCTGGTATTTTTTAGTTGTGCAACGACAGGCAGGGCAGAGCATGGTACACGGCGCACAACACCGCATGACGCTCCGTTTTGTGGTGACTACTATAGGAATCTGACAGAAGAAGATGTGCGCTCAGAATGCGATTTAACAGCTTTTAAGCAGTATGAGTTCAGTACAAATGAAAGTGCCTGTGATCTCTACTTTTGGGGAATAAAATGAAAGAAGGTTTGTACGCCAATATTCATCAGAAACGCGCCAGAATCAAGGCTGGTAGCAATGAGCGTATGCGTAAACCTGGCAGCAAGGGTGCGCCTACGAGAGAGGCTTTCATCAAGTCAGCCAAGACCGCCAGAAAACCTTCTCGTTAAGACTTGCGGCGCTGCTTTCCTTCCAGCGCTTTTCCCCCGCCAACTCTCCGGCGGGGGTTTTTTTAATAGCAGTTCGTCTGACAGTTATTCCCATAACAGCAAGTAGAACAGTTAACGCATCTACCGCTGCCATCACAGTAGGTATGGTAAGTACAGGTTGCGTACACTAATGGTGCGGTGATTGCCAGCCACAAAGCAAATAAGTATTTCATAACAAACCCTCCTTTAGAAGTTCACGGATCACAGGAACCGGCATCCCCAATGAATCATGAATTGCTAAAATAATATTTGAAGAAACTTTAAGTTTTCCATGACGGATTTTGCTAATCATGGGGCTTTTTATTGACAATCTTGCTGCCAATTCTTTGTCTGTTTTCACACCAGCCATTTTTATACACGCATCAAGTAGCTTGTGTTTAGGTTTGTACTCCTTTTCTTCTTCCATCATGCCTCCTTATGGTGCTGCTAACAATGCGCCTTCAAACACATACGTGCCTATGTGCGCCAAATGTACCCAGGGTGCTGCATAAACTTCACCGCCGTTATCTCGCCACACTTTGCAGAAATGATAGTCTTCAGAGAGAAGCCGCTTTGTATCTGGTTCTATGCTTTCCGTAAAGTATTGGCTGATCTTTTCTGCGCCCATTGTTCCTGATAAATCAGTAACGTCATTGACATACCAAGGAACAATATCTTTCAGTTTCTCAAACACTTCTCGCTTTATTAGCATAAAGCCAGTGCCACCATTCCATATCTCTACTGGCTTATCCACCGGAACAGTAACTGCGCCAGAATAGTTTTTGAGATTAACAACAAAACTTCCTGTGTGATACTTCAGTTGTTCCTCAGCCACACCGGCGTCCATCGCATTCTTGATACTCTGCCAGTTGATTTCTTTCTTAGGATAAATGCCACAAATAACATCCTTGTCTGCATCCAGCATTTTTAAAACATCAGGCGCATTAAAGCGAATGTCTGCATCAATAAACATTAAATGTGTGCAGTCAGTTTTCATAAACCCATGAGCAAGCGCGTTCCTTCCTCTAGTAATTAGGCTTTCATTAAACATGAAAGACATAAGGCTTTCTATATTGTTATCACGCAGAACATTATTTAGTTGGAGTAAAGACTGTGCATAAAAACCATAGTTTTGCCCACCATACATAGGTGTAGCAATAAAGATTTTGTTCATTTAACCATCCTATAAAACCATTTGTTATGCCTACGCTGACAGGTAATGATGTATCCGTTCTCGCGCAGTTCACTGATGATGCTGTTGACTGCACACACACCTGCCTTTTTTATAATATCCATAGTTGTGTATTCGCCTCCCCTCCCCAAAAGTTTTGCTACTTTCTGAAGACGCTCTGATTTATCGAAGTTCGCTGCATTCATGAAATATCCTCCACTCTAATCACCCATTCACCCTTACTATTCTGTCTCCAGCCATGCACTTCCACCCTGATATTGGCATCTCTGACAAACTGAATAGTCGGGCTATCCTGAATCTTCTTGATGCGCGTTGCCACTGCCGATGCTGTAACCTGGACTGCCAGCACTTCATTCTTGCGAAGTGCCAGCAAGTCACACCATCCCCATAGGTCTTGGCGTATCCTTGCCCAATGATTCCACTTCTCTACAATCTCAACGTGGTATCCTTGTTCACGCAGATACTCAAGACTTCTTTGAGTAGGGCTAATTTTTGCCATCAGAAGGGTACGTCCTGATCTTGGAAGTGATCCACTTCTCTAGGCTCTCTAGGCTGCGGTGCTTTCTTATAGTCAGGGTTCGGCACAAAGTTATCCTCTGCCACTGAGATAAGTTCACCCACTTGTGTTTTGTACTTCCATGCAGCCATCTTTACCCACTCTCCAGCAGATATGTCACGGCTTGCGGTAAAGCCACCCTTGAAGTCTGGCTGCTTGCTTCCGTCTGCCTTCTTATCGTTCATGTACAGAACACCCTTGCCTGGCTCTTTTTCGTGATTCTTCATTAGATTTCCTCCATAGAATTAGAAGCTGCCATTACTCTCATCCGTGTAGCTGCGTCCAGCTTTTTAATAGTTTCGTCATTCACCTCTTTCAGGCGTTTGAGTTTTGCCCGTTTCAACTCTGTTTCCATTTTCGTACTGGCTTTGATCTTTGCCACTAGGTCGTGGAAGGAAATCTCCCAACTTTCTAAATCCGTAGATACGCTGTACGGTTCCTCTGCCACCTTCTCCAAATTGTCTGGATGCGGTGTTAGCAGTGGAAAAAAATTATCACCCACTGGCTTATCCAGCACCTTCACGCTTTCCTTAATTTCTTCGACAACAACATCTGCTGCGCCCATATCTTTGACCGCAGCTTTTGCAGCCGGAGCTTGTTTAAAGTCTTCGGTTTCCTCATCAGTATATGTACCTGCGATACATCCAGGATAAACGGTTCTGATTCCTTCACTTATGCACCTCGATCTCAACATTGCGCGTGGATAATTCTTCCAGTTATCTTTCCCTGCCAAGCCAATATCCTTCGCCATCTTCATAGTCCAATTGATAGTGACGCTACCACCAGCCGGATGCGAGAACGTACCTGTCACGCTTTCGTTGGTGTACTCTGACCACTCCACCTTACCGCCAGCAGATTGGAATCTCGCCATCATGGAATCGGCCTTCAGGCTAGGTCTGCCCTGTATAACGTGATAGTCACGCGCCGCTAAAGCAGGGTGCATTCCTTCTGCCTGTGCTATCAGCATCAGTGCAACGGCCTGATCTACGTCCTTTACGCCGAATAACTTGCTGGCTGTAATGGCTCTCGCCATCTTCTCAATGTCGTTTATCGGTATTAAATTGCTCATATCATCCCCTTCATTTAAGTAAAAAGCGGCGAGAACCTGGCGTTTCCGTGACAAACTTTTCATAAATGTCTGGCATTGCCTTTTGAAATAAATCGGCATTAAATGACATACTTGGTTTTGAATTTCTCCAAGTCACCAACATATGTCCATCAACGCTGACGATTGATCCCCGTGTACCCATGTAGCCGCGAATTGCCACTTCAATCTTTTCTGCTTCATCTTTCAATTGCTTGATCTTTGCCTTGTACTCTTTCAGTGCAGCAATACCTGTTTCAACAGCTTGTGTGGCAATGGCTACTTCCTCTGTGTTTGTCGGGAAGCTAACCTTGCAAGCATCAATGGTTGTAGGATCGGGCAGGTTTCCTGATTGCACATAACCCCAATATTCCGCCATCTGCTTAATAAGTTCTTCCTTCATCTGTGGCGTGATGTTGAAGTG